CCAAGAACACAGAAAACATAGGTTTAATAGAGTTGTATAAGGTTTATGAATTAAATAAAAAAGGATTAATAAAAGACTCTGACATGAAGTGGGCGAACCTGGCAGTCGAGGTGGGCGTGACCGAGTCGGAGATGGTGGCGGCCATGTCCCAGGTCGAGACCCTGGCCGAGGCCTGCAAGCTGGTGCTGGAGGCCAGAGGTCTGTGATGCAACAGTGGCATAGGTTCGTTTGCTATGTTGCAACAGGGGTCGAGGTGCCTACCCCTGCCACCTGCGGTGGGAACAGGCAGGGGGTAGGGCCTGGCTGTGTCGGTGCGGCCAGCCAGAGGCGGCATACCCCTCCCCCCGGGGTTGGCCATTGGGCGTGGGTGACCCTCCAAAATTTTCCCTCCCTTTTCCTTGGAGAGGTTTCGCTCCAGGGTGCAGTACCCCTTGCAAGCCCTCTGAGAGGCTTTGTGAGGCTTTCTGGTGGGGTGGCTAGTACCCTAGCCTACCCTGATGTGTTTGAGGCCCTTGTAGGCCGTTTTAGAGGAGATTGAGATGGGTGTGACTGATGACCTGGAAGACAGCCTGCGAAGGTGGGTGTTGCAGAAGATTCGACAGGGCGTTACTGTGGAGAGGATATCGCTTGCACTGGCAGCTCAGAAGGTGGAGTTGATGCAGGCGGATCAGTACCTGACAGCGATTAAAGACCAAGAGAGGAGACCGTAATGGACTTTAAGCCTATCAATACCGGTCGCAAGACCACCGCAGGTAGGCCGCTTTGGAAAAACCCGGAGACCGGTGAACTGTACTCAGAGAAGTCAAGGACCATTCCACTGAAGACAGACCCGGAAACCGGTGAGCCGATGCCTGGCACAAAGTGGGTGAATGTTCCGTCTGTTTTCGACGGTGGCAAGATCATGGACGACGAGGATTTTCTCGCCAGGTTCTACAAGTCGAATGGGTACAAAGACCCCTTGACAAACAAAAAACTGCAAATGTTTGGCTCTGCTGAAGAGGCCGTAGAGGCCGCTAAGAAGCGATCATCTGAACTACTAGGAGAAGAGTAATGGCTTACGAACACCAGCCCGGTAAGGGCACGTTGGGCAAGGCAAAGCAGAAGACCAAGGACACCAGTCCAGACATGACTGGCAAGCTGAAGTGGCTCGATGGCCAGGAGTATTGGATATCGGCATGGGTGAAGAAGGCGTCCAATGGGGGTGAGTTCTTTTCCCTGTCTGTGGGCCAGGCTGTCCAACCCGCAGGTGAGGTCTACTCAGCTGCTCACCAGCCATTCCCTGCAAAACCGCAGTTCCACAATGCGGCCACTGGCTATGCAGACCCTAGCCATGCGCAGGCCAAGGCCAATGGCTACCAGCCTGAGAGCCGAGACCTGGACTCGGATATCCCCTTCTAATGCCCCGCTCACCAAGACTGGCCAACCAAGTCCCCTCCCTGAAGAATTGGGGTGGGGTGCGGTCGGTCCAGAGAAGGCTGGAGAGGTCGGCCACCATCGTCGAGAATCGGGAGGCAGTGGCCTACAGCCTGCTCTGCATGGCCAATACCAAGATCACCGATATCTTGACCTGGGACGAAGAAGGTAATGTGAAAGTAAGGGCGGCCTCGGCCATCCCTGACCACGCATTGCAGGCCATCAAAAACATCCGGGTGACCAAGGGCAAGGACGGGGCGCAGACCCTGGAAGTCGAGCTCTACGACAAGGTGGGAGTGCTGCGCCTACTGGCCAAAGCCAGTGGCCTGCTCGACAACCCTGACGACGGTAGCGACAAACCCTCGGTTATCGGAATCAACGTGCAAGCACCAGAAGACGTGGAGGCGAAAGAATGATCTACGAATGTTTCTATGACTGGATTCGGGATATGCGCAAGACCAAAGCAGACCTGCGCTATTGGACCGAAGACGAGGAAAAGGTGGCCGAGTACGCATTCGATGCCGGCTGGGGGGAAGCACAGAAGTTTTTCAAGCAAGAGATTCAAAACCTAAACCGACGGATATCCCTGCTCGAGACCGAGGTCGCCTTCGCCGAGCGTGGATATACCAAGAAAAAAGAGGAGCTACCAACATGGGGAAACTTTTAAGCTTTGTGGCCGGGGTGGCCGTCGCCCTATGGATACTGCCTGGTGACGATCTAAGCCAATGGCACGTCGAGAGCTACAAGGCCGGCCGCGCCGATGCCTTGAGCACTAACCCCGTGAGCTGGGAGCTCGATGCTGCCTGCCTGTCAATCTGGGTCAGCCAGCAGAATCTTGTGGAGGCACGGCCATGACTAAACAGGAGGCAATGGATATCATCCAGGGGATGCCAGACGGCATTGACGCTGAAGAGTTCCTAATCGAATTGTGCAAGCGGGCTGCCTACCATGAGCGCCTGGAGATTGCAGACCTGCTCGACAGGATGCAGTTTAACGTGCGCAGCCACAACTACTTCGCCTATGCGGCAGGTTGCGTCCGGGGCAAGGTATGAGCTCCTGGCTCATTGCCCTGGTGGGCGGCATCTACATGGTGGTCTGCGTGGACCTTTACCGGCAGGGCAAGTTCGACCTGGCCCTTATGTTCCTGGGATACGCGGTGGCGCAGGCCGGTGTCTGGCTGGCGGCTAACAAATGAGCAGAACCAAAGACCGATCCACCAAAGAGCTGACCGGCGGCCTGAACCTAGACTTCCGCACCAGTCCTATCGTCTACGACTTTCTGCAAAGCAACGCATTTGTGCGTGGAGTGATGGGGCCGGTGGGCTCTGGCAAGAGCTACGCCTGCGCTGCCGAGGTGATGTTGCGTGCCGTCAGGCAAAAGCCTTCCCCTGCCGATGGCATCCGCTACACCCGCTTCGCAATTGTACGCAACAGCTACCCAATGCTAAAGACCACCACGATCAAGACGTGGCTGGACCTGTTCCCAGAGGCCACATTCGGGCCAATGCTGTGGACCCCACCCATCACGCACCACATTCGGCTGCCATCCCGCGGTGATGCCGCGGGCATTGACTGCGAGGTCATCTTCCTGGCCCTGGACCAACCGAAAGACGTGCGAAAACTGCTATCCCTTGAGCTTACAGGCGCATGGGTGAACGAGGCCCGAGAGCTGCCAAAAGCGGTGATCGACGGCCTCACCCATCGAGTGGGCCGCTATCCCACCAAGCGTGACGGTGGCGCTACCTGGCACGGCATCTGGATGGATACCAACCCAATGGACGACGACCACTGGTGGTTCCGTATGGCAGAAAAGGAAAAGATGACCGGGCCCTACGCCTGGAAGTTCTACAAGCAACCAGGCGGCATGGTCGAGGTCGATGCAGCTGATCTACCCGAAAACCCAGAAGCCCAAGACCATGTCTTTTCGTCTGGCAAGTGGTGGAAGCTCAACCCCAAGGCTGAGAACGTCGGCAACCTGCCAGCCGGCTACTACCAGCAGATGCTGCTGGGCAAGAATCTGGACTGGATTCGGTGCTATGCCGGCGGCCTGTACACCTACGTTCAAGAGGGCCGGCCGGTCTGGCCAGAGTACGACGACAGCATGATGAGTGGCGAGGTGGACTACGACCCGCAGCTGCCCATCCAGGTGGGGCTCGACTTCGGTCTTACCCCTGCGGCCGTCGTTGGCCAGAGATATCCCAATGGCCGCTGGGTCATCTTGCACGAGATTGTTACCTTCGACATGGGCCTCGAGCGTTTCGGCCAGCAGCTCTTGGCCGAGCTCAATGCCAAGTACCCGACTGCCCAGATCATGCTGTGGGGTGACCCGGCAGGTATGGCCAGGGATGCCATCTACGAGGTGACGGCATTCGACCACCTGCGCACCCTGGGGCTGCGTGCCCAGCCAACCTACAGCAACGACTTCAAGGTCAGACGAGAGGCGGCAGCCATGCCCATGCAGCGCCTGATCAACGGCAAGCCTGGCCTGATTGTGAACCGTGAGTGCAAGCTGCTGCGCAAGTCTCTGGCTGGTGGCTACCATTTCAAGCGGGTGGCCATTGGTGCTGGCCAGGAGCGGTTCCGAGATGCACCCAACAAGAACGAGCACTCGCACATTGGTGATGCCTTTGGCTACCTACTGCTGGGCGGTGGCGAGCACAAGCGCATGACCAAGAGCGGCCTGCAAGCCTCTGGCACATTCATGGCCCCAACCGTGGCCACAGCGGAGTTCGATGTTTTTTCAGTTCGTTGAGCAGCTCAACCGCAGCTGCAAGGTCAAAGGGGCATTCTTTATGCCCTTTTCTCCGGCTCACACTGAGCGCCTGAACGTCACGCAGCCCGAGATTGTGGCCGCCAGCAAGTTCATAGATATCTCTCAGGCTATCGCCAACCAGGCCAGCCTGGGTCCGTCTGTGACTGCGTTCCTAAACCTGCAACCCGTTGCCTGCTTTGGGTTTGTGCCAATCTGGACCGGGGTGGCAGAGGCCTGGCTCATTGCCGACGACAAGGCCAGGACCAAACCGATTGGCCTCACAAAGATGGGCCAAGTGTTTTTCGATATCTTGCAGATATCTTATGAATTGCACCGGGTGCAGATAGCGGTTAGAACAAGCGATACGAGGGCGCACAAGTGGGCACTTTTTCTGGGCTTTAAGGAGGAAGGAATCATGCGCCGTTATGGCCCCGATGGGGCAGATCACTACATCATGTCGAGGTGCAAATGAGCGGATTATTCGGAGGCAAGCCAGACACTGGCCCAGCAGAGCGGCAGCTCGCAGAGCAGCGTGCAGAAAACGAGCGCATGAAACAACAACAGGAAGAAGAGCGTCGAGAGCTATCGGAACAGGCAGCTGCACGTCAGCGTGCCCGTCTGCGTGGTGGCTCTCGGATGCTGTTGTCTGGGGCTCGGGTCAATCCCGAGGAAGGCGTGACCACACTTGGAACAGTAGGAGGGCAATCATAATGGGTGGCGTATCAAGTGGCTTTAAGAAGGTGTTGGGAATGCCGAGAGCTGATGGCAAACCTGGGACTGTTGCAGAACAAATTCGGGAGCCTGCGCAACCAACATCTAAGACAGCATCTCAGGTGGACGCAGAGGATCGCTCCGCTCGCCGTCGTGCCCGTCGTGGAGCACGGGCTCTGCTCTCAGAGAGCCGACTTAATCCCGAGCAGGGTGTTACCACCCTCGGCCAATCTGGGATGCTCTGACCATGCCAGATACCAGCAAGATGCAGAAGAAGGTGGCCACTGTTATGCGTGAGTACGCCAAGGGCAAGCTCAAGTCCAGCTCTGGCCAGAAGGTCAAGAGCGAGCAGCAGGCCAAGGCCATTGCTATGAGCGAGGGCCGTAAGGCTGGAGGCTACAAATGAAGGCCGGCCTCTATGCCAACATCCACAAAAAGCGTGAGCGCATAGCGGAGGGCTCTGGCGAGAAGATGCGCAAGCCTGGCTCCAAGGGTGCGCCCACGGCCGATGCTTTCAAAAAGGCTGCCAAAACAGCCATGAAGGCTAAGAAGTGACTCTGACGGTCGAGCGTGAATCGCTGACCACTGCCAGCCGGTTGGTGACCCCAACCTACATGGCCGCCAATGGTGACCAGACCGTCGCCAGCGTGGACGACCCCCAGCCACAGATCAGCTGGGGAATGCAGAAGCTGCGCGATGGCAAAATCTATGGAATTGGAGTGGTCAGAGACTTTGCAGACCCGCTACCAGATGGCGAGTCGATTGACATCGGAATCGCCTGGAATGCTGGCATCACTCCAACAATTTCATTCTTTGGCCTGTGCCAAGGTGATGCTATCGGCCTGCTATACGAGGGCGCAACCATGACGGGTGGCACCGCTGCCACGGCCGTCAAGCTTAACCGTAATTCTGATATAGCCAGCCAGTCGGCCATCACTATTGGTCCCACCGTGACCAACGTGGGCACGTTAGTGCTCAAGCAGATTCTAATTGGCGGCTCTGGCAAGAAGGCCGGCGGTGGCGACCTGGGATCAAGTAACTTAATTCTCAAGCCACTGACCTCATACCTGGTCAGGCTCACCAATGTGAACAGTTCGGACCATGCGGCAGAGATCATTCTGGAGTGGTCGGAATGAGGAAAGAACACAAGAATCCCAAGGGTGGCCTGACCGAGGCCGGCCGCAAATACTTCAAGCGCACTGAGGGTGCTGACCTCAAGGCCCCGGTGAAGTCTGGCACCAACCCACGCCGGGTGTCATTTGCCGCTAGGTTCGGTGGCATGGCCGGCCCATTGGTCGATGAGAACGGCAAGCCCACCAGGCTCAAGCTTGCATTGAAGGCCTGGGGGTTCGGCAGCAAAGAGGCCGCCCGCAACTTTGCGCAAAGACACAAAAAGGACT